AGATTTTCGTTAAATCTTTTTCAAAGGAATTATACAGAAAATGCCCCTTTTTATGGTCATCCCAACGGATACGCGCTAAACATTGTAGCGCAATCGCTTCAGCCTTACTGATAAGCTCCTGTTGCGCCTCAAAACTATCACGAGGCGCATTGGCATAGATAATTGAAAACGTAAGTTTACGCCTACCCATAGTATTCAATTCCCCACCGTCCAAACCCAATTCGTAATCGTAAATAGCCAAAAAAGGCGAAGCAATCCCATTAAACGAACGTTCTTTCTCACCAATCTCACGAGAGAAATACCCCACTTTATCCTTGATATGGATATTTTGGTCTGCTAAATCACTGAAATATTTTTTTAATTGTAAGTACATTTTTTTAAGGTTTTTGGCAAAGGTAGTGCGGATATAAAAAAAGTGAAAGGACAAAAAAGCCTTGCTATTGCAAGGCTTTTTTGTACATACACCAACAATAGATAAGCCTATCATCGGGGGTTTGTACCAGTTCGATGGTGAACCCTAATTCTTGAAGTACCTCGTACACATCGTGCTGGTCTATGGGTTCGTTAGGGATTACGCCCTGCGCCATAGCGAGCACCTGCGAGGTGGTGTGATACGCTTTTGCTACACTCCCCGCAAATTGTGGAGAATAATAGCGCAAGAGTAATGTTTTGAGGATTTCTTTGTAGTCGTTCATTAGTGTTGAAGAAATAAAAAAATCCGTGAGTGGGTGTTGCGTAATCAAGAGCACGAATGCTTTTGTTGTATAGCATTACTACTATACACACCTTCACGGAATATTTTATAATAATTATTTTCTTGCAACATTGTACAAGTGTTACTCTTGATTACGCGTTGCAAAAGTAAGAACAAAAAAATAACCTACAAATTTTTTGCAGGTTATTTTTTTAATTTTAATATTTTCCTCCCAAAGCCTTATAGTATTGAATAGTTTCAAGAAATGATTTTATTTCCTTTTTAGAAATAGTTTTTTCTTTATAATATTGTCTACCTATAAATCTTACTTTTATAGGTTTTTCAGCATAAGCTATAGCTTCTACTAATCCAGCATTCACACTTCCTACATTATCATCAAACCACTCCCATATCATTGTATTATTATCTCTTTCTATTTTGTTAGGAGTATAATCCCAAATATAACCATCAATATTAAATTTAATAGATTGAATAAATAACCAATCATCTGCTGCATATTGTCCAACAAAACGAAGATTTGTAGGGTATCCTTCTTTTGTTTTCATAAAATAAAGATAAAAGGCATTTTGATTTCTATATTTAGGCTTTGTTTTAGGCTCAATCCAAGAATGTCCTTCAAATTCATCATTCTTTTCCACAAACAAAGGGGCTAATTCTTTCACCTTTGAAGAATCAATATTAGCTAATCTCTCCTTTTCTAAATCACTTTTAATTTTGTCTAATGTACTTGGCTTTGACATAACCTCTTTTTCAATTTCTCTCATTGTTTTTTCACGAGTAACAAAAGAGATTGTTGAAATTTCTTGTCCGTTTGAGTTGAATAATTTAAAACCTTTTACTGTTTTGTTTGATACATTATGTTTTTTCAAATCTTCTTTTAATTTTTTAGACACCAAGAATTTACGGTAAGCTTTCAAAAATGCCAAAGTGTCATTCTTTTCAGTAAAGTTGTCTTCTTTTTCTTCTTGTGTTAAATTTTCTTCAACACTTTCAACATACTTATAATTTTTGTCGCAAGCAACAAAAATTAATGCAATATAAATTAATAAAAACTTTTTCATACATTTTATATTTTTGTTAATTATTTTTTTCTTGAACTTCTTGTATGAGGTCTTACATAAGTTCCATCTTTTCTATAATAACCTCTTACATAAATAGTACCTGACCCACTTGTAGATGTTTTATATTTATTGTGATAATTTGTTGTTTTTGTTGATGTATTTGCTTCTAAAGAACTATACAATGAATATTTAGGTTCGTAAGCTAATCCATAATAATTGCCAAACCTAATTTTTCTATACTTATTTTTGTAATAATTTCGAGATAAAAAAACCTTTACATTTTTAGGAACTGTAATAATCTCTTCCTTAGTATCAATATTTTTATATAAAACAGTATCATCAGTTAAAATTGCTGTATAATAATTTGATACACAAGAAATATTTAATAGAATTATTAAGCATAAAATAATTTTTCTCATAAAATATTCAAATTTTAGGCACAAAATTACAAACAATATTTTACCCTTGCAAGTATACAATAAAAAAGTCTTTCTTTGAATAAAAGAAAGACTTTTTAAAAGTAGTAAAAAATAATCAATTTAGTTTTTCCAAAAGGGAAACCTCAATAATATTGTTCTTCATTAGATCTTCTACAAATACATCTTCATCTGTAGCCCTAATATCTAAGTTATCCCATAATACAGCTCGTTTGGCATATTGAATCATATAAGTGTTATTATCCAAATTATAGGTAAAAGCATTCATTCTTTTCAAAGAAGAAACTATTTCACGGCAATCATCTGCCGTGAAAGTTTCTCCTGTATCTATTATCATCACCTTTTTCATACGGGGGCAAAGATAATAATTACTAAGCAAAATCCAATACCCGCTCCTCAAAATATTCTGTAAGTTCTTCATTTAAAATTGTTTCTAAATTTGATAATACAATATTTTGTTTTGAGAACTCTACCAAACGCGCACAAATCAATATCCAATTTTTGATTTTACTGAATTTTGTAGAGCCTGAATGTTGCCTAAATTCAACCGTACCATATTTGAGATAACTTTGTAAATTCAACTTTAAATAACGAGTGTTGAATAAATTTACTATCTCACGAACACTTCTGCAATTATTAAGGTTAGAAAAGAAAGTGTCTTTACTTCCTAAGATAGATAAACCTTTACAATATTGGTTATTCCTACGGCTCTCAGGCATCATCTTATCAAATTGCTTTTCCAATATATAAAAGTTTTTAACTAATGTTTTCATATTCTCTAAGGAATAATCATTAACTTCTAAATGAATGTGAACACCACAACTTATATTTACATTTGTTTTACTTAAACGGAGAGCTGTAGTAGCTTTCTTTAAACTTTGAAGCCCTTCACATCCTTGTAGTATAGGACTCACCATTTCAAATGGATGATCTCCACGAATGCTTGAATCAGTAGTGAACTTCCAATGATTACGAGTTTCGTGATTATAACGTTCAAACTCATATCTTATTCCTTCTGCTCTCAAGTTTCTTTCTAAAGTACTTTGTGCTGCACCAAAGAATTCTATCTCTACTCCAAAACGTCTGTTGAATAAAAATTCAAAAACATTGTCCAATGGCATAGTAGATTGAATTTCATTCCATTTTTTCCACATATTATGGGCATAACCATAATTTCCATTGCATAGTAAATCTGCTACTTGTTGGCGAGTGTAACCTAATGAATAAAATGCAAAAGCTTTTTCTTTTTTAGTTGAATTCTGATTTAAAATTTGTTCTACTGTCATAATTGTAATATATTGATTATCATTTAACTACGATGCAAAGTAACAACATATTTATGAACCTTGCAAATTATAATCAATTTATTTTCAGTATATTAGAAAACTTTAACTTTTGAAAAAACTTATTCACTTTCTTTTGCTAAAAAGAGGTTTATTTTTTCCTGTGGAAGTTCTTCTCCGTTACAAATAATTTTAAAACCTAAATGATTTGTTTTCATATAGGCTATCCAACGACGTATAATTACATCCATATATTGAGGATCGAACTCTACCCCTCTACACGTTCTCCAATTCATTTCACAAGCTATAAGAGTGGAGCCTGAACCAAGGAATAGATCTCCTACAATATCTTTTTGTTGTGAACTATTTTTGATAAGATAACCTATAAGTTCTATAGGTTTCATAGTAGGATGATCTGCATTTTTTTTAGGTTTATCAAACTCAAGGACAGAGGACTGTTTTCTATCTGTATACCAAGGGTGTTTACCTTCTGATTGCCAACCATAGAGAATTGGTTGATGTTTTTTTACATTCTCTACATCTTCAATTTCTCCTACCAATATAGGTTCGTGCTTCATGTGGTAGTCTAATCTCCCTAAAACAAATTGATTTTTTACCCAAATCAATACACTTGAAATCTTATATCCAGCTTTTTGCATTGCGGTTCTAAAGTTTACGGCTTCAGAATCTGAGTAAAAGATGTAAGTAGGGCAACCAATCATTGAGTGGTTAAAAGTATTTTGATAAAAATCATAAAGAAACTCAAAAAAAGCACGGTCACTCATTTTGTCATTTTTTATTTTCAGTTTATCCTTGGTTCCACCTTCGTAATTTACATTATAGGGAGGGTCCGTAACTATTAATTGAAAAATTTCATTTCCAAGTAGTTTTTTGTAAGTTTTTTCTTTGGTAGAATCACCGCAGATAACCTTATGTGTAATTCCTTTCTGCGTTGAAATTAATTCAAAAATATCACCTTCCTTAGATTGAATGTTTTTAGGAGGAGTAATATCTACTTCTTCTTCTATTTCTATTTTTACTGCGTTTTCTGATTGGATAAAATCATCAAACGAATTAATATCAAAACCTATTTCTGTAAGGTTGATATCAGAGAAAAACTCAGATATTTTCTCATAGTCAAATTCACCATTTAGGATGTTTGACCTAAGATTGTATTCCTTAAATTCCTCCTCTGTAAGTTTTCTATTAGGGATACGAACATCTATGATTTCTTCTCCCCTTCCTAACTCAAAAAGAATTATTACTCTCTGGTGTCCTCCAATGAGAGTGTTGTCAATATCAATCACAGGAATTTCTACTAAATTGAACTTTTCTAATGATTTTTTGAGACGTTCTTTGTCTAAATCGGATATTTTTCGGGGGTTGTATTCGTAAGGGACAAGTTCCGAAACTTTTCTTTGAACGGTATACCATTCTAAAGGTGCTAATATTTCTTGCATATTTAAAAATTTAAAGTTAATATTTCTTGTCTTTTTTTGTTTTTTGTGTGACTACTTCCTAAGTGTAATAGTACTTTGTGTTGTTTCCAACCAAATTGATTAACATACTTTGTCAGCACTTCATTCTGATAAGAACTCAAGATAAATTTCCCTCTAATCTGAGACAAAGTTTTTAGCAATTCATTAAAATGCTCTTGTGTATAACCACCATAATGACCTTGGTTAGCTCCAACATAAGGAGGATCACAATAGTGAAATGTATCTAATGAATCTCTTTTTTGAATTACCTCACAAGCATCATTGTTCTCTAATTGTACATTTTGCAATCGTTGGGAATATACATCAGTAAAACTTTCTATTTTATTATTCAAAAGTTTTACATTTTTTGAATTAGAAGTAATTCTACAATTCATTACTTGATTAGAAAAACCAAAATTTGTAGCAAACCAAAATGCCCACGCTCTTTGTTTTTCTGAAAATAAATGAGGGGTATTATAAATTACTAATGCTGATTTATAAGCATCACGACTGATAATAGTTTTTTCAATTAACATTCTTAATTCTTTAAAATCATTTTTCAATACTTTATAGAAATTAAAAACATTAGCATTGAAATCATTTATAATTTCTGTTTTTGCTTGTTCTTTAGCCCAAAAAACAGCTCCACCGCCAAAGAAAGGCTCTGTATAGATTTTGTGTTGGGGTATTAATGGTAAAATATAAGGAAGCATAGTTTGTTTTCCTCCATAATAACTTATGGGTGTTCTTTGCCAAATTTTTGATATAGATTTCATTATTTTACTTGTTATTTAAAAATATTTTGTATCTTTGCAACTCCTACATCTAAATAATAAAATAGCCAGCAGGCGGAAAAACATAAGTCCTCCGTGCCTGCTGGCTATTATTTAAAAGATGTAGGAAGTTTTTTATTTAATAACGGAGGACTTTTTATCCTCCTAATATATTATTTTACATTTATCTTTTTTTCAATTGTTTTTACTAACAGCTTCAGTTGCTTTAACTCTTCGGTTTTTCGGAATATTTTTTCTATCAAAGTAAAATTTTCTTCCTCGCTTTCGGCGGCTTGTAGTCTCCACTTTATAAGGCTTTTTTCTCTCGATACGATATTGCTACGCAGGGTGTGCAGGCGTTGTACGAGTTGTGTAGGGCTCAGCTTGTCTAATGCTTCTTCTTGAGTGGGGTTAGCGGGGAGCAATATGCGTTTGTACTTACTCCAATGGTCGAGCACGGTATCGCAGGCGTCCATTTCC